TCATAAATTAGATGTGTTCTTTTTTACTTCTGCAATATCTTTCTGCATCTGCTGTATCGGTTTCACAATTGCACCCGTATTCTCCGTTATTTGCACGAGTTCAAGGTATGAATTTGCAATAAGCGTCCTTGATTCGTCCGCTATACCCCTTATCTCAATATTGGATGAAATGAGAGTGTCGGCTTTCAGGCTTAGTATGTCGAGCGTCTCTGCCTGTGATGAGTTCAAGGTCTTTATTTCCTCTCCCGACATTTGCAATGCCGTGAATCTCCCATCAAGCCTTCCTGCGCTTTCTTGCGACATGGTTTCAAACCCTCCTCCCGTAGCTGTTTGTTTGTACGCCTCATCATATCCGGTCACTTTGTTTATCGCCTCTACCTCGTTACGAGCGGATGATGCGTATTCTTCATATTCCCTTCGTAACTTGTCTATGTTTTCTTCCAATACTCCTTTCTTGGCGAAATCGGCCGCCTTTTTGTACAAGTCCTGAAGCTGCTTCTTATATTCAGTTGCGATGTTGTCTTTTATCAATGCGTCACGAACATACTTGGTGAAGTTTTTTGCCAAATCCTCGCCTTGCTTGTCCATGTCGCTTATCATTGAAACAAAATCTTCATAAAAATCATCCCATGATACCGACAACAACGCTTCTCCAAGACCAAGCTCGTCATCCTTTACGGATTGTATCTTGTCAGCATAGCTCCTTATCGCCTCTCCGAGAGTATCACCCAGCAGCGAAAGAGCCTTGGTGTCTTCTGACAATCTTACAAGGTCTTCATCAGACAGCTTCCAAATGAAGTCCATGCGTCCGAAGTCTTCGATGCTCTTGGCGACCGCCCCGGTTGCCTTATTGTAATAATCCCTTAGCGAATTGTATCCTTCCTGATAGAACTTCCTCACTTCCGCATTTCCGGAATTTAAATCATCCTTCATCTTTTTGCGTATCTTAACTCCTTCCGATGCGGAAGAGCCTATCCCCAACAAACCTTTTGCCGCACCGCTGTTGAGCCATGTTTGGCTTTGCGATTTGATTGCAGTAGCCGATTCCTTCTCCAGCTTGACCAATTGCTCGTAGTATGATATCGTCTCCCTCATGGAGTTCTTGGCATCTCGCATGGAACTGTTCAGGTCGCTAATACTTCCGTCAAGCAGTTTTATGTAATTGTCAAGAGTATTGACATAATCCGTCAGCGTCGTGTCTGCAGATCCTCCGAACATCGTTGTGATGAGTTGCACTGCCTTCAAGGCCGCTTCTATTATGGCAAGGACAGCAACTGACTTCTCCATGTTGCTTAGAGATGTTTTGAACTTGTCAACACCCCTTGCCATTGACACGCCGGCCAACACGGCATTACCAGCCAATCCGAGCATCTCTCCCGACACTCCTCCTATGATGTCCCCTGCTTCCTTCAACGCCTTGGAGTAGTCTTCCACGGTCTCCATGAGCTTGTTGAATGACTTCTTTTGCTTGTTGCCAGCCTCTGTCATCTTTTGAGCCGATTTAATCATGCCACCGAACGAGGACTCCATCCCTTTTGTGTCGTTTTTCCCCTTCGCCTCGTCATAGGTCTTTTTGTATTTATCGAACTCTTTCCTTGCCCTTGCGTACTCAATCCTTGCGGTTCTCATAGATTCTATTGGCTTTGACAAGTCCATGGAATCTTGCAGCTTCATTATGGCGTCCGCCACGGTTTTTATTTGGTCAGGTGACAAATCTTTAGATGTGTCGATGAACATTTGCAGTTGCTCCTTGGCCGCCCTTAACGCCTCCGGTGCGGTATTTCCCAAATCCCCGAAGATGTATTCCCAGTTTATGTTCTTCTTTAGTTCATCGAAATCCAGTCCGTCTAGAGCTTCCTTCAATCCTGATTTCACGAATTTTATTTGATATTCCCTGTCGATATCAGTGATATCCTTGTTTTTGTTTATTGCGCTTATTTTATCCTCAGCCTCTTGAACCAGAGCTATGCGCTTCTCCTCGTAACTGCCGTAATCCTTCAAAAAAGCCTGTATGGTCTTTCGCTCATCCTCTTTTCTCTTTTCGTTAAACTCTTTCACGTTCCTTGCATACGATTCTTCTTGCGCCTTGATGAGTGCATCGAATTGAGCCATTTCTTCCTTTGACAGAGTGACGGTAGATGGGTCGAAAGGTTTGCCGTTGCTGTTAGGATTCCTTTCTGCTTCAAACCGTGCAGCATCCTTCTTCTTCTGCAGATAGTCTTCCTTCTGCCTGTTTATGGTCTCCATTTCCTTCTTGTGCTCCAATGACATTAATGCCATGGTCTTGTAGTATCCTTCTTCTTTTGCCTTTATGGTCGCCTCTGCGACTTGGTGCTCCATGTCCTGCGCTGCCCTTTTTCTTTCCAGCGTCAGCTTCCCAATCCCTTTCAGATACTCTTCATGCTCTTTTTTGTCCTTTTCTATAGCCTTCCCCGTTTTACCTCCTAGGTTTTTAAAAGCCTCTTCTGCCGCCTCAGCTTCTTTGACGGCTTTGAGGTAATCTTCCTTGTTTTTGCCCTTTGCGTCTTCCACCGCTTTCTTTTTTGCCTTCCATTCGGATTCTGCTTTTTTGTAAGCTTCCTTGTATGTCTCCTTAGGCTTGGATTCGGCATCTTCTTTTGCTTTCAACCTGGCTCTATCGTATTTGTCCAATTCTTCTTGGGTTTTGTCGTATTTAGCTCTCTCGGTCTTGAGCTGTCTGATAAGGACAAGGCTCGCCAAGCCTGACGCTTGCGGGTTTTGGGATGCGAAGTCAATGCTTTCCCTCAATCTTTTCATTCTCTCTGCCGATTCGTTCTTTTGCCTTATGAGTCCATCCCGATAACCTTTGTCTCGCTCCTCGTTAAGTTTCTTGTATGCCTCTGTCGTTCCCATTACTGCTATCTGCTCCATCGTGTAGCCTTTCACTATGTTCGGGAAAGCATCTTGGAGGGCTTGGTATGCCTGGACCTTGGCCAAGTCGGTTTCAGCTTCGTCTTGTATGGCTCGGATGAGGCTCTCAGCACGTGCCCGTCTTTCATCCAATGACTCATTCAGCCTGTCCAATGCCTCTTTGTGCCGCCTTGCCCCGGCTTCCGCAGCCGATGTTGAAGATGTAAGCTTCCACATGGCCGTTCCTATGCCTATTATGGCTGTAGCCACAAGAGCGTAGGGGTTTGCCCTCATGACGCTATTAAGGGCTGCTTGTGCTGCCGCATAAGCCTTTGTTGCTTTTATATTGGCGAGAAGGGTCTTGTTTCTCACCTGCTCAATTACAATCGTCGCCATCACTGCCGCCTTGTACGTTCCATATATGGCTGCAAGTCCTGTTACTACCTTTCCTATAGTTTCATAATTCTCCACGAGCGTTGTGGCAAGTTTTATGCTACCCATGATAGCCCCCTCCGATTGTTTGCCAATCTTGTTGAAAGCAGAATCCACAGCATCAGAAAGCATGGACAGTTGCCCATTTATTGTCTCCGACGCGTTCATGGACATGTTGTAGAACTTACCTCCAGCCGATGTTGCGTCTATGAACGCCTGCTGTACCATACTTGTGGAAATAGCCCCCTTGGACATCTTTTCCTTCAATGAGGATATGGACTCTCCTGTTTTATCAGCAATTGCCTGTAGGGGATTAAAACCGGCATTTATCATTTGGTTCAAGTCTTGCCCCATCAATTTGCCCGTTGATGACATTTGCGAGAAGGCAAGCGTCAAGGATTTGAACTTCTGATTGTTTCCCATGGAAATGTCTCCTATCGCACGTATATACGAAGGCACTTTCTCGGCTTCTATGTTGAATCCAAGCATCATTTGTGTAGCTTCGGTGACATCAGAAAATTCCAAAGGTGAGATTTTGGCGTATTCCCTTACTTCTTCCATCAATGCATCAGCCTTCTCTTTTGACCCAAGCAATGTTTGTATGGCGGTGTCCGCCTCTTGGAACTCGCCTCTGACCTTTATCATGTCGGAAATCAAATCCTTAACCGCAAGTACCCCTATCAGCTTCTTTCCCAGCCCCAACATGGACTTCGCCATCTTGTCCGTGGCTTCCGTGTTGTCTTTGCTGTCTTGCCTATACAATGCGTATTCATCCCTGAGCCTTTTCAATCCCAGCCTTGCCTCCGCTTGCTGTTGGGAGAGATTGAACAATGCTGCCTTTTCTTCCTCAAGTGACTTCTTAGCCGCCGTGTATTCTCCGAGCCAGTGCGAAGCGGCACCTGGATTCCCCTTCTTTAATGCCTTTTGGTAAGACTCTCCGAGCTTCCTTACATCATGTTCCACATCCTTGATGACCCCCTTCTGCGCTATCATCTTCTCTGTCATATCATTGATGGCAGATGATGCGTCATAAACCTTCCTTCTGTACCCTTCGCCTATTTCTACGGCGGATTTTGCAGCTTCAGCTGTCAGTTTGGAAAACTCCTTGCTTGCTACCTCAAGCCTCTTCTCAGTAGCCTCCACCTCCTTTCCGGGCATGGAACTCCCGAACTTCTTGAGTTGCTGTTCAAGCCTAACAACCTCTTCCCTTAACTTTTCCACCTTCTCCCAGTCGGCCCTAACTTTGAAATACAATTCAGCCATATATCAGTCGAATTTAATATCCATGTCTTTTTCAGTCACTTCATTCATTTTTTCCCCGTAACAAACACGGAGCTTGTCCTTTTGCATGATTATCAAGTTGCGATAAGGTATAACCTCCACCACTTCGTTATAACTGAGGTTTAGGTTGTCCATGAACGACGCAATCTGACCGAGCATGCAGTCGTTGCCTATGGTCTCTGTTTCGCTATCAGGTTTGCTACGTTCCTCGCTAAATCCGATAGCTTCAAAAAACCCTTTGTACCTATCAACGAATAAGCTTCGCACAACGCGTCCACGACCTCTTCATGCGTACCTTGGGATATTTCAGTACTTAGCAGGTCGTCTCCTTGGATGAAATAGGAAAGAGCCCTGGAAGCTGCCTCCATGTCATCCGACATGACGATATCCTTGATAGTCTTTCCGTTTATGTTGGAAAGACACAATCCAGCACCCGCTATCTTCTTAATCGTAGGTGGCATTATCACATACACCTTGCTGTTTATCACCACAGCCTTGCAGTCCAGTCCTAAGATTGCGCTGCTTACTATCTTTGCCGCATTGCCCATATCTTATCAATCAAATGAAGGCGGGTATCTCCCGCCTTCCGTTATCCGTTAAAACTGTTGCCAGATAGGAGATCAAAGACGATTCATGACAAAGTTATTTGAGTTCCATCAAACCAGTACTCATCCTTCACTCCCTCATTTTGGTTCTCCATCGCCACGGCGGTCAACCCAAGCCCAAGGTTCTTCTCTGCCGTGGTGGTTTTGCCTATGATTCCGGCATTGGTGAACACAACGAAGTTTCCAGTTTTTGTCTGTGCCACTATCGCCTTGTATACCAATTCTGCACTGTCCGGTGCAGACCACCCTATTTCCACTTCACTTTCCTTCTCGACAGTGCCGCCTTGCAAGTCCGCCTTGGTTTGGAAATCATACTCTCCGATTGTGAATGCAATGGTCTTGGCACCATTGTCGGTCTTGTCGCGATAATACGTACGGCCTGTAAGCTCGTTGATGTAATCCGTAACGCTTGGGTCGTCCTGTGTGTATTGGAACGTATCCTTGTGCGAGTTCTTAATCTCTTTGGCTGACTTTATCCATGCCGCCAAAGATGTCTTTGTGACGGCTGCCGTTATGGGCTCACCGTACCATAATCTTTTTACACCTATGAATGGTTTCATAACTATCAAACATTTAAAACTTTAAACAATATTCTTACATTGACATAGTGGCATCCGGATACTTCGTCATAATCCATTCCTATGGAGAAAACCCCGTAGTCGTAGCTGCTCCCGTTATACTCCCCCGTGGACTCGAAGACATACTTTGCCTTTTTTGCAAATTCCCCAAGCCTGATTGTGTCAGCCTCCCCTTCTTCCTTGTCTGGGACGAAGATGTTCACTTCTACGAAGGAATCTTCCCATATCTTGCCCTTCTGTTGTTTTTTTGAATGGATAGTAACGCATTCTGATGTTACCCTTCCTCTCAATTTTCTACCGTCCGGAAAGACCGTGATTCCCAATGGGAGGCAGTCATTGTAGATAATGTTGGCCGCATCCGCATACGTTATCATTCCAATTCCTCCTTTAATTTGTTACAAACGAACAGAGCCGCCCCGCTCAACACTTCATATCCCTTGGATTCGACATCGGACGCATAACTATATCCCTTCTCTGATTTTGCGTCGTTGGTAAGGACCAATCCTGTCTCGTCAACATCGTAACCATTGGAAGTCCTCAGTTTAAGTGTATGGTCTTGGTAATTGCCGTTTTCCTCTGCATACCTGACACCATCCTCTCCTGCATCTATCATTTTTTTCTCGACCTCCCAAGTGCCTTCGCTGAAAAAACCTTCGGTGTCTGAGAAATCGAATTCAAATCCAAAATTCACCATAACCGAAATAATTGCAGTTTCTTGATTTCTTTGCCACGACCCCTTCGCCTCTTACCCTTTCACCTTCCATACACCTCACCTCCTCGCCGCCCTTGAAGGCAATATTCCTCTCGCAAACCACATGGTATTTGGAATCATAGGTGATTCCGTTCTCTGACACGAGTTTGGTGGTCGTGTCATCATCACACCTGCATTTGCATACGGCTTCCCATGTTTCTTCCTTCGCTGCGACTGGTCTTCCGTATTCATCCCTTGTGTATCCTGAGGTATTCTTCAGATATAGAGTGTGGGGAGCGTAATTCATAAAAATGTAATTTTGGGATCGTTGCTTAATTCGTCTACCACACCGAGCCTTTTGCACTCAAGCCTGTAGAACTTTATCATACCGTTGGTGTCCCACGACATAGAAAACCCACTCTCGCTTATGGACGAGGCACGGCCCAGGATGGATGGTATGTATTTTACAATACCATACCTTATCCTGTTTATGTTGCCTTCACCCACTTCCGAATTAAGGGCTACGCCAGCTTTGAGACTGATATCCAAGAGACCGGCTTCCGACATGTTAAAGCCGAAATCCCCAAAGGTCTGCCGTATATAGTCCTCCGCCGTCATGTTCATGAGTTCATTGTCGTAAGGTCGATATTCACAATCTTGTTAGGGGCGATAAACTCCGGAATCCATTCTGCTGAGTACTCCATGTACCGTCCTTCTTCATCACGATAGTTGCATATCGCCATCGATCCTTCGCTTATCGAGTAATTGCGTCCCGGCACTGGGTCGGTAACCACGTAAGGTCTGTGGTAACGCATACGCAACACCTCATCCTGAGGTAGCAAAGTTATCTTGTCGTTTGCATATATTTGGACGTTGTTGCCTGACTGGTCTTCCACGTAGTCCTCCTTGATTTCAATAGGAGGAAGACCGATTCCTGTGAACACCTCCGATGCCATGCCAGATGTTATCAATCCTCCTCCCACGTAAAGCTGGTTGCTTCCAAGAATCATCTTGAACGTGTCCCCGAAGTCTTTGCATCCAACAATGTTCTTGTTGAATGTCGAACGTGACATGATCATCTTCGAGAACATTCCGTAGGACGAACTGAGCTCTTCAATCTTGGCTTTCAGGTAAGACACGAATTGGAGCTTGTCCGACTGCTCAGGTGTCAGTTTGGCTAATGGCAAACTGATGTCAAGCAATTCAATGTTCTCTTTGTTGTCGGCGAGATGCACGACAGACTTGCCCGTCATTAACAATTCACCTACCACAATGTCCATGCGTTTGTGAGGCGCAAGGAGAACTTGGCGGTAGTCGTCATAGATAAAATCGATGATTTCGGAAAGGATTGCTCTTTGATCTCCTGTGTTGGAGGCATTGAACTTGTCGAGGATGTCCTGTAGTTCCGTCAGACGGTCCACGTCCATCTGATATCGGTCACCCAAATATGCTATTTCGGTGTATCCCGAACCAAGCGAACGTCTTTCCCTAATCGGCTTTTGGTCGTTCTTCCCTATGATAGAGCCCGCCACAACTCCGGTGACAGTGCCAAGGTAAGTCTTGAACACTCTTGTTTCCGTCTTCCGGAACGACCCGTACTGCCGCCAATATATTTTGTCCTTGCGTGTCTGTAGAACACGGTCGATAACAGCATCTACGATAAGCGGGTCGGAAAACAGAGTCTGTATTGTTAGATTCATTCCACTCTCTTTTTAAAATTAATAATCAAACTGGAATCTGCATGTCAGCCCAACCTTGTCTTCTGCATGGATAGGTATGGCAAGCTTGGATTCCTTAACCTCATACGCCTGCATCAACAACGTCCCCATTACCGGGCCATCGTTTTCTACTTTAATTTCCCCGTAAAGGACAAAGTTGGCAACGTTCTTCTTTTTTGTACCTCCTGCTCCTGTAGCCTCAAAAAGGATACTTCCCTTTTCAACATCCTCTCCTAATGAGGCTTTGATAGTGATTTCGTCAAAGTCGGGGCTTGAGTGGTCTATTCCGGAAACCTCAGCCCCCTTGCTGCCGCTGCCTATGAACATTCCTGCATACAACAACGGATTTTTCTTTACTTTGATTTTGAGGCTGGAAACCCCATTTACGTACTTCTCGTACACCTCCATGTTCCTCACTGGAACAAATGTCCGCTTTCTTAAGTCTGCCTGCACTGGCATGAATACAGGAAGGGTAGAGCCAGCCACAAGGTTAGTGGTGTCAAGACGCCATGGACCGCTTTTTCTTACCCCTGACTCTACACGGTAAAACTCCTCGGCCTTGTGTTGCGGCTTCAAATTCCATTTAGTACCTGCTGTCATTTGGTCATTTTTTAGATTCGACAATTTTTCTCGTGCCATCGGCAATCATGCTTGAAATCTCCTTATTGTCTTCTTTCAGTCTTTGCTCTGCCGTTTCAGGAGGAGTAACTCCTTTAAACCCGTCGTTTGCAAAGTCCTGTTTCAACTCCTTGAAGTAAGCGTCCAAGTCATCATCATCCTTGATGGCACATCTTTTCGCATAATTCTCCGGTATGCCGTATTCCTTGGCCTTTGACAGTATTTGGCTTTCCCTCAAGCTTTTCGCCTTATCCGCTTCATACTTATTAAGCTTTTCAGACAGCGGTGTTATCGCTGCATTTACGGCTTCTGCTATGATTTTTGCCATGTTCTTGTCATCGTCCGGTTCTCCTTTACCAGCATCACCGTCCCCGATTGGTAATCCGTTTTTAAGGTTATGCTTCTTCTCATAATTGGCAATAGCCGTGATACGAGCATCCCCGGCACGGAAATCTCCGTACGAGTTTAACACGTCCGCAAACCCGATGCCCTCTACGATTGAGTTCACCGCTTTCTCGTTCGTTACGCCTTCTGCTTTTTTGGTCGCTATCCGGCTTAGGATCGCAGTATCCACCCCAGCAAATTTCTGTTGCAGCCCTGCCATAATCAATTCAATGATAGTCATATCGATACTTTTTAGTTGTTTGTAAATATAACAACTATTTGTTATCAAGGATGGGAGGCACGTGCTTGGATGCTTCACCTGTCTAAGATTGTGACGAATAAGGAATAACATGGCTTTTCATAGAGGATTCTTTCAAGCGGGCTTAAAGCCCGCTTGCTTACTGTATTAGAGCTTCTCTTCTTGACATGAAGTAAGACTTTTCTTCTTGTGTCAAAAATGGGATTTCTTCTATGGCATCGCACCTGTCTATGTTTTTATCAAAAGAATAGACTATCAGCTTTCTTAAGAAATTTATCCAGTTTAGGATTTTATTGTAATCTGTTGTCCCGCTGTGCTGTCTGAACTCGATAGTTTTATGACTCATGTAAGCATGTAAGCATGTGCATTGACTTTTCTGTAGCGCGAAATGTTTATCCTTGCCACGTCATCTTTTGTACAACACCCGCTGTAGTCAAGATTAGCAAGAGTTTGGCAATATTTATTAGCTCTTCCCCTTCTTGAGGAAGGCATAAAACTGTCAATTGTTGCCTCTAACGCTTGATAGTTTTTAAATATGTTTACAAAATGTTCGTCACTCATCTTTTCTGCACCGAAATGAACGTGAAGGCCTGTTGACCGGTTAACCTTTGCGCCCACAGAATTAAGCGACTCGCACACTTTTTTAAGGCTGCTTTCACCTTTCTTGCCCTTTAAGATAGGGCTAACGACCTCTTGCCCATATTCACCACTTATAGAACCGTCACTGACAATCTTGTAATATTCTTTATTGTCCCGATGGTTGTAATTCTGCGAATATATGGCAATATTCCTTCTTGCCGCTTCTTGCAGCAAGTCGTTTCTTCGCACATTGTAGCATTCGATTTCGACACCGAACGTAAGCGTGTTGACATTTAAGCCCTTTGCCGTACTGACGCTGCCAAGCATCAACCGTATTTCGTATGGTGTGATGCCAAGTTTGACAAGGCTTATAGCCTTTGTCTGCTTGCTGTCTTTGCCGCTCATTATTTCTGTCACTTGTTCTTTCAGGGTTTTCATATTGCTGATTTTGTTGATATAATGTTTTTATTTGTTGATCAATATAAGATTGCACTTTTTGAAGCTTCTGTATTCGCCTTTTTCTGTATCAAAATACACCTGCAAATTGTCATTAGGTCTTCTAGCCGTCCCTTTTGTTTCGCCAACCAGCCCTTCTTTCAAAGTGCCGAATGCCTGTCTTAAGCTGCCATCTACTTTCTTATAGTAGAATTCTGCCACACCCCTTTTCAGCAGGCTTTTTAGCTTTGCGTTAAGCCAAGCTGTCTTCAAAGCCTCTGACAAGCTGTAACCATTTCTTTTTACAAACTGCCATGCAAGGTTCATTATCTCTCTCAGGCTATTTCTTTTGTCTGTGCTCATATGTATACCGTTTTTAGTTATACCTTAATTTTTTATACTGCAAATTTAGATATATCTTAATACAAAACAAAATTTAAACTTATAATTAATGTTAATAATTTAGATTTGTCTAAATTTTATATCGGTTATGTTGTAGGTGTATCTAAATCTATCTATATTTGCAACATAATTTTAATATTCAGACATATGTTAAGAGTTAAAGAAATATGCAGGCAGAGAGGAATCAGCCAAGCGGAGCTTGCGAAGGAAATGGGGGTTTCTGCTTCTGCTTTGAACCAAAGCATAGTAGGTAATCCAAGTTTGGACAAACTGAAGGAAATTGCAAAAGCCCTCGAGGTTTCCATTTCAGAACTTGTGGGGGATGATATATCAAATAATATCATAACATGCCCCAATTGCGGGGCAAGACTTATAATGAAGAAGGAAGATGATTGTTTGCTGAAAGCTAAATAGAAGGTATGATAGGCTTGTTAGACGGGTAAAGTATAATACTTGTTTCATTCCCCATAGCATGAGGCGCACCGAGCGCATGGATGCGCCTCATTGTCCTATTTATTATATTTTTATGAGATTGTTTTGTCTTGGCTCGGTAATTTAAAAGACAGATATGTTCTATTCTTTATTTTTACCTGATTCCTTAATTGGGTCATTCCTGATTTCGTCGAGCTCTTCTTCCACCCTGTCAGCATTGCCGGCAAAAATCACGCCCTTCCTTCTCGACCATATCCCGCCGTTTACGGCCTTGTCTGCAATATTTACCTTGTCCTCTATGTTGTCAAGCCTGTAAGGAACTATATCGGTCTCTATATCTATCGTAAGCGAAGCCTTGTCAAGCTCTGTCGGGTTTATGGATGCGCAAGCGGATACAAGGAAATTGATCCTTCGTTGGAAAAACTCCCCAAGCTCCTCTGCGTGGTTGGAAACCTCCATGTGTGTTGACATGAAAACATAATCGAAAGCGACCCCCGACAATGCATTGCCTGTCCCTTGCAACTTGTCGAAGCTTATTTGCGGGGTGTTGGTCATGGAATATGCTTTGTCGAAGAGGGTGTTCAACTCGAACTCAACTGTGGCTGGTACTTGATTCCACGTAAGGTATTGCGCATCCGCCCCCTCACCGGTCAGCTTGACTATCTTGTCCTTTACTTTCCCCATGAACCCATCCACATCCCCTATCAGCTTCAACAATGGGAAAAAATGGTAGTCTATGCAATCTGCATAGTTTGACAACAGTTTCTCGATACGGACACGGAACGTTTTGATTTTTGCACAAAACGGCTCGCTCCTATACGCATACAATACGGGTATTTTCTTGAATCCGTGCGAGAACGGCTGTTTTTCCACATACCCTTCGCTCGCCGTTTCCCACCTGTACACCATGCTGTCTGTTATCGTCATGAACGAAGTTATTTCCGTCCCGTCGAGCAACGTCTTCTTGTATTCCCTCGAGAATGCCACCATATCTCTCTCATCATTGAAAAAAGGATATAAGATGTCTCCACGGAAAGGTGACCAAATGACGCTTTTGAGCCTTTGTGACGGCTTGGCCCTGCCTCCGAATGCCTCCTTTGCCTTGCTCCACAGTTTTGCCCAGAAAGATTCGTCTTGGACGGCATACCAGTATTCTGCCACTTCTTGCTCCGCCAGCCACGACCGTACAATCTTCTTGTTGCGGTATTTTGTCTTATTTGCCTTCAGCGTCATCTTTACCGCCTCGAACAGCTTGGATTCCCCGTTGCCCGACGGCACGCACTCCAGCGATGGTTCTATCCCGACCGTGAAAGCCGTTTGGGTGTTTATAATATCCTGCTCAAGGGGGACTACTATGCGGTTCACTTCCTCCGTGTCATACTTGGCCTCTTCGGTAACCGACCTGCCGGACTTCTCGTCATATACCGTTTTGGCCTCCTCTTTTAATATCTTCCGGTCTGGATATTTTTCCTTGTCCGTCATGATTTCATGAAGTTTTGGATTCCAGTCCTTCCACAAGGCCATCCTGTCCGGATTTTCTGTCTTCCTCCCCTTCTTCAAAAGGCGAATTTTTTCAGGTATGTCATCCAATGCGAGTATTTCATTTATCGTGTATTTCATATGACTATGTTTTAATGTGTGAATATTCCTGTTATATCCTTCGGCTTGAGAATGCGGCCAAGAATATGGCCCAATATGTAATATCGAATTGGGTCGATGCAGTGATTCCATGCGTCGATGGGCTCGTTTATTAGATTCCCGTCTTTATCTTTGTCCCATACATAGTTGCGCAATTCTTTTTGGATATGGTAAGAGCGTTTCGTTACGAACAGCTCCATCTCTTGTATCTTGTCAATCCCGGCTTTGATAGAGCCGGGAAATTTGTCTACAGGGTAAATATTGACACCTCTATTTTTTATTTCTTGAATCAAGCGAGGGTCTGCGCTGTCCCCGTAAACCTTCAATCCCCAAGGCCTCAATCTCTTGGCTATGTCGTTTGTCAGCATTCCTGTTTCATAGAACAGCTCGTCCACATAAAGGCGGTTGTCAACTATCCCGCACCTGACACCAGTGGAAGGGTCGTTGGTGAAACCCCAGTCTGACGCAAGGGCGACCTTCTTACACTCGATAGGGAACTCTTCAACAATTCCCCATTTCTTGAACACGGCACCCTCCGCAACATCTGCCCAGCGTCCTATGACGACATGGGCGTATTTCTCCGGGTCGTTCACTTTCATGTATTCAACTTCCTTGAGGAACTCGTCAGACAGGTTGTCCAAGTTGTCCAAATAAGTGGTATGGATATGAAGCACATTCGGGTGTGTGGAAATCTGCACTTGTACGCCGTCTATCTCTACAACCTTATGTGAGCCCTCTATGAACCGTTTATAAACCCAGTGGTTGGAATCGCATGGGTTCATAATGACTATGATTCTGTTTTGTATGCCTTTCTTGCGGATTGAAAGCATGATTTTTTCAAACTCCATTTCACTTGTCCATTCTTCCCCTTCGTCGCACACGAACGTGGTAATTCCTTGGATTGACTTCAGCTTTGCGGTTTGATTACCGGAAGACGTTTTTATGCCACGGAACATGATCCTGCTTTTGGTCATCTTGTTAACGATATCCGTCTTTGTAGATTTGAAATATTTCCCAGTTCCATCCATCTCGACTTTCTCAAGCATCTCAGGTATGATGGACATATTGGCGGAAACCATCGTGTACCTGGTGTATAGGATTTGGTGTACTATTTTACTTATTGGGGTCATTTCAAAAGTCAAACGTTCTATGAAGGTGGAAGCATTGAATGACTTCCCAGAACCACGGCCGCCTGTAATGAGGATAATAAACTTCTCTTTGTCGGTATACAACGGATGATATATCGCCTGGGGAACTATCATTTCAACTTATCTTTAATCCATGAATCAATAGGAACGCCATGATCGATATCTTGAGGTATGTCAACATCTTCATCCTGCTTGCGCTCAACCTTTCTCCAGTCTTCATCGTAATGGTATAACCAAACAGACTGAGCCTGTAAGCTGGGGGCCAACTCGCCTTCTACGACTTGAACCTCCTCTTCCCCTGTTAGATTCCCGTCCTTGTCCCTTATCTTTCTAACAGTGGTATTCTTTGTTTTAATACCACCAAGAGCCATAGCAAGAAACTTGGCACGGACAAGAGCGTTTATGGCGCAACGCGCGCGCGATAATACTTCTTTTAATTCTATATACTCTCCTTTCTTCTTGCAAAAATTTTGAGTACTTAATCCAATGGCATGGGCGATTTCCTTATCCGTGAATCCCTTTTTGGCATACGACTCCACGAGAGAAAGGAAGTCCTCGCTTGTGTAGTCAAACTTGGGCTTTCTTCCTCCTTTGCTTTTTTCATTTTGAGATTCACTTCTGCTCATAATCAATTATCCGTTTGTTAAACCCATATAAACATTACGGGAAACTTTTCGGTTTTGGTCATACAAGGGCACTCCATTTGATGTGGTTCCTGTCCTTGTTGCATTCAACATATTACTTTGATACCTGTTTCGTATAGCATTTATTCTACTCCGAGGAGTTCCTTGCCCCCCCCGATTAAATCTCTCTCCGCCATTAGCAAAAATTCTTCCGACTTGACGGTCTATGTCAGCCATTGACTTTGTTCTTCTTCTGACTCAACTTTCCTCCTAAATTTTAAGTTATTAATCAATTATTCATAAACTCATCCGTTACTTAAAGCAAATTTCCCCGTTCCAATCCTTTTATTTCGATTAGAGAAAAACCACAAACCTCTTTGCTTCATAGATGATTCAAACGCTTTTATAACACGTGCAGCCCTTGGATTATTTCCATAACCCTTATGAGTTGCACGAGCCTGCGCCTCTAATCTCCGAAATTGTGCACTTAATTCATTCAAACTTTTCCTTCTGACTCAATTCAACCTCCTTAATTTTGATTTAACAAATTCTTTCCACTTGTTCATCAAACACCTCGCCTTTTATGAATTTCATATCCGGTCCATACCCGAATCGTTCACAAAATGCAGCCTTGGCTTCGTAGGTGTCAAAGGACAGCATCACATAAGCGTCCATGTTCTCGGCCTGCTTCTGTGCGTTTTCCTTCACCTGCTGCTTGACCTCTTTCATGTGGGCGACCTTTTCGGCTCGTTCCAGCTGCTTGGCAGCCTTCTCCGCTTCCTTCTGCTCCGTGACTGGCGACATCATGTCGGACAATGCATCGGCGATGGAGTTCTCTTCTTCAGTCTGCAAGAGATAATCAACACCAATCATGTTTAAGTCCGCATCAGTCAACCCTGCATCTTTCCAGTCAATATCTGGTATGATTCGCGCCAAAGCGTCAAAGTCCCAATTTCCGCCAACATTCGGGTTATTGAGGGTGATGTTTAGCTGCTTCTCTGTTTTCTCATCAACATTGATAAGTTCCACACGAAGAGTATAATCGTTTTCTTGCGTGGATTTATCGTATTTGTTCAGTTCATCGAGTACAGCAACTTTTTGATGACCTCCGACAATGGTATAACCAGTAGCTTGGTTTACGACAATGCCACCAACTACACCATACAATTTGATGGAACGCTTCAATGCCTTCTTACCTTCATCCGAAATGCTTCTTGGATTATAGGAAGCAGGCTTTATTTGTGAGCGTTTCAACTCAACGGATTTGCTGTTAAAGTATTTACTTTCTACACTATTCCTTTCCATGCCATCATCCATTGTTTTTATAACGAAATTCTTCAAGCACACGTATTGCCATCGGGAACACCTTGTAAATTCTCTGTAAATCCTGTGGGTAATTCTTCTCCAGCCAAAGCATGCATTCGAGGTTGAAGCCGACGCCGGAGCTTGCCTTCAATGAATACCTGACAGGTTCTGGAAGATTATGCTGTTTCATGTACGAAAGGATGTCCCTCTGGTTCCAATCAGCCAAGGGATAGCACAATCCGTTGTTTTCATAGCCGTTGCCTTCATAGCCGTTCAGCATTAAACGCCTGTTCATGCCATCGGCTTTCTTCATGCCTAAAAATGTGTAATAAACACCATGCCTCAATTGCATGGCTTTCACCACGTCGGAAAGCTTTAACAGCTTCACTTTGGGATTGGGCACGCAATACAATCCGCCACGAAGGATATAAGTCAGATTCCAATGGGGTATTTGCTCAAACTTTATCTTCGGGTATTTGGATTTAGTCCAGTTTATCCAACGGTTGATGTGCTCCAAATCTTTCACGAAGTACATGAATGCACAGATAATCCTGTCAAACTTCGGATAAAGCAAATCAAGAAGGACAAGCGAATCCTTGCCAAGTGACAAAAACAGCAAAGCCTCATTCGATTTTGCCCGAATGAGGTCTATATGCCGGTTCGCTTGTTCCACTTTGTTCATGGTTTAACCTCCTGACAATACGTTTGCTATGCGAATGTCCGAATAACGCTGCCTGCGTGAACCCAACTGCGATGTGCCGGGTGTACCGCCACGTCTTGCAACCAATCTACCGCCAACACCTGCACCGTTCATGTTTCTGCGTTGCCCGGCTACTCTGTTAATTCTTCTTTCGACTCAACAAATAAAATTTTAAATTAAACAATCTATATGCTTCTCTAATATCTTGCCCAAAGTATAATCCATTTGGGCTGCGAGATATTCTTCACCTTGATACTCATAGACAATATCCTCGCCGTTTTCATCTGTAAGGATAACCGCTTCTGCATTTTTCACCTCAACGATGATATAAGGACGTTTACCACTATACGCACCTGTAAGAAGTTTGATTGCATCATACTTGATTGGCTTTAACTCTATTTCGCCATCTTCGGGCAGTTCTGCATCTACTGGATATTCTTTACCATTGCAGAGGTAAGTTATATACTTCTTTGCGTTGGTCGGTCTGATTTCACGGTATTCGTGAGTCTTCTTACCTGACAAGATTTCATCGAAATATTTCTGTTTAATGCTTAATGTAAGAATGTTCATAATCGTGCTAATTCTAAAATGTTATTGTTTAGTTGCGGGTAACGGATTCGAACCGCTGACCTTCACCAAGTCAAAGTGACGAGCCGACCACTGCTCCAACCCGCGGTGATAATCTAAAGATACGAAGAAAACCATAACGTTTGACCTCGTGCACACTTTGTTTTCTTCACTTTTAGGCAATTGTGACAAGTCCACGCCTTTATATGCAACATTGCGCCATTCTGCCGCCCTGCCCTATTCTCTATAAACCGCATCTTTCATGTCTTTAGTTTTTTAAAGTTGATAACCTGTTTTAACATGCTGCAAACATAATGATATTATTTGATATTTGTATATACAAGCAGCAATAATCTTATTGTGTTTAATATTATTTATAATTTGATTATTGTATATACAAAAATAATATAAAAACTCGTTCTATCCTTGTTTTATTTGATTTTTGTATATACATTCGCAGTGTAATAAAAGATAATTTATAATTTTAAATTTATATGACTATGCGAGAATTACAGAATGATAAAAACTATTCAGCCCTCGACATCACGGTTAAGTCAATTTACATGACAACAAAAAACTTGACAGACGTTAAAAATAAAGCTGAAAAAGCTTACGAGTTAATCAACGATTTGATAAGCCATCATAGCCTCGACATGATGGATTTGGCTTATCCCGGGCACGATGGAAAACAAGACGCTGACGTCGTCGCAGAAATGATGAGCCTACGTCAGACTGTAAACAGCTTGTCCGCAGCTTGTGGCATGCTTGTATACAAATTAACAGAGGTTATTAGAGACTGAAACATGGAAGATAAAAAGAGCAACAGAGGCGGAAGGAGGGAAGGGGCGGGAAGGCCTGCCGGATGGACAAAAACGGCTATCTCGTTGCGGATAGACAACGACCTTCTTGAATTTGTCAAAACAAAACCTAACAGAAGCAAGTTCATCAACTCCTGCATCAGGAAGGAGAAAGACAAGGACAAGGGATGACCTCTTGCCCTGTATATTTCATATTCCCCTCTCAGCCATTATCCATGGTATCGTGAGGGGAATATATATCAATGATTTCTTTCTTCCTCTTGATCACTCTGCCTTTGTGATTCACTTACCAATCTGGGGGCAAGGCGTTCCATTATGTACCCATACATATTGTCAACATCATCTTGGAATGATGCATACAAGGAATAATAGAACAGCAAATCGTCGATATTGTGCGATATTGCCGTGCCTACAAGCCCGGTTACCTTTGAAATCCTGTCACGCAACCCTATCCTTATCTTGTATCCTACAAGGGTTGAAGGAGAATATAAAGCCAGGATTATGAATATGAATTTCTTCCTGTGCACCGGGTTGGATATACGCTTGGGCACTTCGCTTTTTTCGAGGTATTCCTTGGCCCATGCGTATATGTCGGTTATATATGAAAAGTCGTCAATTGTGGGTTTTGACAACATCTTGAACCTTTCCTTCAAGTTTTCCATGACCAAGCAGTCATCCTTCAAATCGAATATCCTCTCAAATTCTTCCCTCATAATTTTCTCCCCTTATTTAGTTTAAAATGGAATATCGTCTTTGTTTTGACCTTTTTTATTATACGATTGGTCGGGCTGCTGCGCCTCGCTGTCCTTCTTGGATGAAAGCATCTGCATCCTGTCCGCATGTATTTCGGTCGCATAACACGTCCTGTCCCCGGACTCGTACTTCCGGTAGTGCAGGCTTCCGGAAATCCCGACAAGCATCCCCTTCTTCACAAAATCACGGGCTACCTCCGCCGTCTTGTTCCTCACCACGACCGTGTGCCAGTCCGTCCTTTCGGGCACTTCCGTCCCGTTTTGCAGCTTGTAGCCCCTTTCGGTAGTAGCCACCGAGAATTGCGCCACCGCCCCTCCGTTGTCGAATGCGTGGAAATCAGGGTCTTTCCCTACCCTTCCCACTATAACCACGTCGTTTATCATAACTCATGCATTTTAATTTATATAACATCAAATGTCAACATCTTCATTGTGTTTTGTGATTTTGAATACTTCATTGTAAAGGGGTGCGAACATATTACCGAACTCCTTCGCCCTCGATTCCGTCTTGAAGCAGAAGCAAAGGCGAGAGCCGAAAGGCATATACGAACTCACATCTTCCGAAGCCATATAGACGAAGCCCGCAGTTTCATCGTCATATACGCACCACGGGAAATATTTCCGTTGTTTTCTATCGGTGAAATCCGGTACGAATCCATCTGCCTTGTTCCATGCTTCGGCTAATGTGAATAACTTGTTCAAGGCGACAAGAGCCTTAAAATGATGCGGATTGATGTCTTGGACGAATGCGTCAATATCCCTTAACTCCAATAGGGTTTTCGCCTTTTTCCACTTTACAACGAAGAAGTCGTTTTTATGTGACAAGCCCAAATACTCTTGTGCGTCATGAAATGTCGTGATTCTTCTTGCTTCATCGACTTCCACGGCTTCAAGTTTGAAGTCAAACGGTGTCAACCCTTCCTCTTCGGTTTCGCCGTTCTCCCCGTTTGTTTTTTCAATCTCCTCGTTCATCGCCTCGATAGCATCGAGTTTTGTGGGGTATGTCCCTATGGTCGCACCGTCCGTGACGTTTGTAAGCCTGTATTTCTTCATATTTGCGATTGTTAAAATATTATTATACTTGCTCGGGTGAATTTGTAGTCCCTAATAAATGCTCATTGCCTTCGTAAGGGATACAATCCCTGTAACTGGAATCAATACATGAATAGGGATGATCTATGTCATCGTTATAAGAGGAAAAAAAATTGCAGTACCATTTCATGTCTTCATCATCCCTTACAAGCACCTTGTCGAATGGCTTGAATTGGTGTATCTTTTCCAAGCATAGCTTGTCCGGATTCCACTTATATCCTTTTTCGGACAGCCTGTTGAACAAGACTTCCTTCGCCTCGTCTGATGCAGGGATATAAGGTCTTGCAGTCCAGTCAAGCAATTTATCAGAAATCCGTAAGCAATCATTGGTGTCAATCCCGCAATAAACCGAAATTTTACCATCCTTTTCACCCTTAACTATAAATGCCCTGCTTTCTTTCCTTGTCATCATTATATCCCCATTCCTTACAGGCAATCTAAATAAAAGCCAATTCCTCTGAGATTCGGACGGGAACAATAGGCATTCCGCACCACGTACAGGGGAATAAATACCTTCAACACTAAACCGGTATGAATATTTTCGTCCATCTTCGTCAGTCCTTTCTACAATGATTCCTGCCTGTGGTGCTGCTTGTACCAGCTTCACTTCGCCCAATAATGGTGAATATAATGCCATCCCTTTCGGGCAATGTTGTAAAATCTCCGCTATGTTCATAACTCTAATATTGATTGATTAATTAATAAATTATATCTTATTAAGCCCCGCATTGTCAAAGGCTTGTTACTCCACCTTGCCCCCGTTGCCTATGTACCACTCGTAGACATACAAAAACTGCACGGGGCTGTTTATCCTGCCCGTCTCCTTGTACTCGTAATTGTCGAGCCACTCACGCACCTTGTCGAGCGGGTACTTTGAGGTGTCACCGTACAAAAAGGCGACCTCCGGCTCAAAGAGGTTGCCTTTGTTTATCTCCTTGACAAACCTCTCCGTCAGCCTCTTTTTGTAATTGCCAGCCCAAACCTCGGGGGCGACCGCACCGTAGCAGTAAATGGCGTGCCGCTTGAAATTCCGACCGAACAGCTTGTAAACAGGTTCTAAAATGCGGTCGATTACAAAGGTTTCCAGCTTAAAAACAGCCTTTCGCCAATGCCACGTCCTGTCGCCATTGAACCTGTCCAGTGCCGCCAAAGTGCCACCGCTGTAATACCAGTTGTCCGCACCCCGTTTCACTTTAAAATTCTCCTTGTAAGCCTTCTCCCTGTCCGCCTTGCGTTTATCGTACGGCATCTTGAGCGGGGGGCAGTACTTGTGGAAATGGACAATCCTGCCCATCCAAGGGTTGTATATTACATACTTGTTGTCCACGATCCATTGCAGCACGTTCGCTATCCACCCTTTCGCCTCGTACCCGTGCGTGTATGCGTGGTAGAGGGTGGGCAGCAAGTTCCAGACTTGGTCTTGGCTCACAAACGGGCTGTGGCATGGGTCCTCGCCGTCCTCTTGGCAAAGCATCAAGTAGTTGCTTACCATTTTATCCAGCCCCAGCTGCTCCCTTGTGTCGTGGTTTATGTCGTCACGCACAAAAAACGGATTGCCCTCAAATCCAAGACGGGACAAGATGCCGGGGAACTTGTCGGCGTAATAAGCCCAAGCGGTGTCGGACAACCTGCCCAACGAAATCAGCACGTCCAGCACTTCCACCGGGTTTTTACGCCCGTTCTTCTTCCTGAGTTGCAGTAGCGTCAACAGCTCCGCCATGTTGATAGTGCCGTCCCCGGCATACCCCTTGTTGTCGCTGATATACTCCAACGGCACGCAATAGCCGCTGACCACCGGGTTCGTATTGACAAATTTATTCCAATACAAAGCCCATAATTTTGCATGTTTCTCCTTTAAATCCATATTTATTCTTTAACTCCTTTCGGTTTGTTTATATATCTCCAATGTGTTATGTTGTAATCTTTGTGGCTGTCGGCAATCTTATCTAAACAATCGCCAGCCCCACCAGATTTCCATGATGCAACGAAATAAATTACAATAGTTTCACCATCGCATACATGTTCGGCACGCAACAAGCACCATTCCTCGTTTTGCGGGATGTCACCTTTGTCCTTGCAATCATGCCATCCTTCACTTTTCGTGATTTCTGTGCCAAAAAGTGACGGCTGCCGATTGTCCAAGACGTTGTTAACCCTTTGTATCTCTTTGTCAACATCCCGCTCCAAGTGCTTGCTCTCGTTGAGCACGGCTGCGTCCCTGGTGCGGAAATACTCTTTTTGTTTGTCACGCATCCGCTCAACCAAGCGGAAGAATTGATATGCACGTTCGCTTCCCATGTTTTATTTGTTTTAAGTCCAGTCAATCAACAACCTATAACTCCTGTTCCCTCTGATGTCCTCCTTCAACTGTACAGCAGTGATGAACCCTTTTTGCCGAAAGTAAAAGGCAATCGACTTCGCTTCCGGCTTATTCTCAAATTCTCTGCCTGCGATTGTCTTCCCATCCTCCGCACAGCTGTATATCAAATTGCAAATCTCTTTTATTTCCTCTTTATACCTTTCTTTCAAAGTCTTTATCGTAAGACCCCTTGCTTCTTCTACGTCCATGTATAAATCTTTAAAATTAAACATCCTAATCATATCTCAATCCGTTATTGTTTCCACAAACACGCCGTCCTTCAGTTCGTACCATGTGTCCTCCTTGATTTTAACCACGTCCACCTGTTCGGTCTTGACGCAAACAGGTACATATCTTTCACCGTCTATCTCCCATTCGCTCAATGTTATCAAAGACCCTTTCTTGGCTTTCGCTTTGCTTTTGACCCCGGCACACATTATCACGGCATAATTCCTTTAATTCGTTTTCCAACTGCGCCAATTCCCGTTTCAGCCTTGCGACCACGAAATGGCATTTAATTCTCTCGTTGCGCTCAATCCTAAGCTTGAACATCCTTATTTCCGCTTCCATTTCTTCCATGTCCATGTTGTTCCTGATAAGCTATTTTTTCAACTTCTTCTATTTCCTTTTCCGCTTTTTCAATCGCACTGCCGAACACTCCGCCTGCGAAAAGGGCGTTGGTGAAGCAGGAGAAAGCGTCCACTACCCGCTTCGACTTGTTCAGGTTCACGGCCTCACGGTTGTCCGCCAAGAGGTTGGCCAGCTTCTGCGTCTTGTACCTTATAGGCTCTTGCCTCATGTATTCCAACGGGTTGTTCTTGACCCTCCAAGGGGTCAATGCCATCCGCCTGAAATCATCGATGACGTATGACAGCACCTGCGCAAGCATGTTGACCACGCTCGCTTGTGATGCAAGCTCGTTCGCCTCTCCGCCCACCCCGGCATCCAACAGGGCTTGCTGCACCGCATACTTGTAGACCATTATATGTTTCTCCATGCTGCCGCTCACGTTCCCGTTGACCTCGGACAAGAACAGTGCGCTCTTGCCCAAGATGGAGAAATTCTCATTGCACGCCACGCTCGCCTCTTTGTATATCTCGTTCACCGTCTTTTTGACGGCATGACGGTAGTATTTCGACTTCTTGACCTTGTAATACAGGTCGGTCGAGTGGCTGTATACCCGGTCGTGCAACCACAGGACGATGTAGGTAAAAGCCGTCACTTTCCCATTCGTCTTCTTGTCGAGTGCGTCCCAATTGTCAATCATGATTCTTTTTGTTTAAATCTTCCATATAAAAATGCAGCAGGGCGATTGCGTTCCACGCCATGTGCGCCAAATGCGGCAAGCCGCTCTCGTTGTCCAATTGCTCCCCATTCTCGGAAGCCACCAAGTGGCGGAACATAGCCGCCTTGTAACGGTTGTAGCCGTCCGGCAGGTTCTGCCAATTGTTATCACCGTACTTCTCCGCCCCGAAAGTGTAGACCTTTACGATTTCCTCCACGGTACGGAGGGGCAGCAAATCCCAGCGTGTTTTCCCGGCATCGAGTTTGATTCCTCTTGCTTTGTTTTCATTTGTATGATAAATCTTTCCTTCCATTTGATTTGATTTTAACCAACCATTGATTGTAAATCCTTTCCGCCACCTGCGCCATCATCACGGGAGGCACGCTCATGCCGCACACGTAATGCGGGCTTTGAGTGCCGAAGTCATAGTCCTGCGGGAAGGATGATATGGACACCGCCTCCCCTCTTGAAAGGTAGAGAGGTTTGTCGAAATGGATAATCCCTTCCTTGGACGTCGTCAACGTAAGGCACACTTTGTCCATGTAGACGTACTTGTGGTTGAAAAGCTTTTCTTTCCCGTAAATCCTTTTGGAGGTGTCCCCCATGTCGTTGTCCCCGGGGTTCCTGCCTTCCCACATCTTGCGAAGTTCCTTTGAAGCCACCTCTTTCCCCTTCCCGTCATAACATTCGGAAAAAGGGACGGGCGGGCAATTGAAATCCAAATCCAACAGCGGTGTTATGCCGAAAAGGTCATGTTCGCACTTCACGTGGTGCGCCAAATCTTTCCTTATGCACACGAAGAACACCCTTTCACGCTTCTGCGGCACTCCCATCTTGGAAGCATCGAGCAGGTAATGGTTGACATAGTACCCCGCATCCAAAAACCCTTCGTATATCCTCCTGACATAGCTTTTGGCATTCCCGAGAAGCAACCCTTTCACGTTTTCCGCCACTACCACCTTCGGCTGCAACCGTTTCGCCAATTTGATGAAGTCGAAGAACAGGGTGTCCAGCACTTGCGCCGCCTGCCCTTCACGGAACACCTTTTCCACTCCCCATGCCTTCTCACGGCTTCCAGCCATGCTGAACGTGGAGCAGGGCGGGGACCCGTCCAAGATGTCCAGCCCGTACAGCCTTTCCGGGAAACTCTCCCTTTCCACGAACTCCTGTATGGGCTCTATGAAGCAGTATTCCGGGGAAAGGTTGCGGCAGTACAAGTCCGCCATGCGCTTGTCAATCTCGTTGCAGCCGACGACGTCAAACCCCGCCAGCTTGTACCCCATCGAACTACCCCCCCGCAGGCGAAGCAGCTGAAAACCGTCCCTTTGTCCTTCGTGAAGGCTGCGTCCTTCAGTTTCCATTTGTAGTTGTACATGCTGATATCCTGAATTAAAACAAATCTTCATATCCTGCACAATGGCTTTCATGGCAAGCATTTCTATACTTTTCAAGCACATCGTCCACATTCTGCCCTTCCTTGACGAATATCAATGTACGTTTGTCAAGCCGAACCCATCTCGCTTCCCTCTTCGGTTCGGGCTTTGGCTTCACCTTCACGGGCTTGCTCAAGTCCTCCTTGGGTTTCCCCACGGTCTGTTTCCTTACTTTCTTCTTTGCGTCCCTCATATCGGTATGAATATCTTTTCGATTGTCTCCTTGTTCCTGTTTGTGTGATAGCGGCTATCCGATATCCCGTACAGCCTTATCCTCTTTTTTTTGGCTTAGTCGTCATACTGGTTAAGATATTTAACAACCTCCTTTTCGGCACTGCTTAAGTCAAATACTATTGCCGCTTTGAGCTTCTCCGCTTTGAGCTTCTCCGCTTTGAGCTTCTCTGCTTCCCCGTCCGAAATGAGATAGCCGCTCCCGAATATCACTTTGCCATATTTTTTTTGACTGTCTAACATCCTTACCTTCAAGGATGTCTTTTTCCGTATGACAAGGTCAATCCCTGCTTTTATGATATTCGCAATCGAGCTGACCGTAATGCAGTTGTCAGGATATTTGTAGACGGGTAATGGTTTTTTATCTTTTTCTTTCGCTGTTTTTTGAGCCTCCCCAATCGCCCGCTTCAAGGTATATGACCCAATAATCCTGTACTCCTCAAATTCCGGCAGGTTTGTGATAAACCCGGTGTTGACCAGAGCCCCGTTATCGTACCGGATACTGTAGTCTACAACGATGTGGGTGCGGGTATTGCCCGAATCTGCGGAAAACAAGGTTAAATGAGGGGCGAAAAGAAAATACCGCACTCCCCAATTATCAAAATTACTCAATATCTCCGCCAAAATCGAAAACGGAGGGTTATCGACCACGACACACCCGTCAGGATAGTCGATAGTCTTGTAGTCCATGCCCGGATAAAAACAGCGCACAATCTCCTTCCCGGCCAAATCGGCACGGGCGGCCAGCCAATCCAATACGGCATCATATACCTCGGGCGGCGTGTAACAATCATCCGTTGTCTTTTTGGGCTTGAATTTTTCGACAAACCCGTCGTAGTCGTCGAATAAAAAATTATTATGCTTCATACTCTGTTTTTTTAAAATGGCACACCGTAGTTCATACGACCTCCTCCAACTCGAACTCCACCCTCGGGTTCGCCTTGTCTATGAACTTCTCCGCCGTTATCCTCACGCAGTTCCGGTCGTTCTTGACCGCCTTGCAGCTTTGCAGGCAGTCCAATATTATCTTGAAGCAGTTGTCCAAGTCCGGACGCTGGCTGTCGTAATAGACTTTCATCCTGATTGCGAACAGCCCCGTTATGAACCTGCCCCTGTACTTGTCGCATTGCAGGTAAAAGGACTTCTCGTAGTCCTTCAGCCCCTTCTGCTTCGCCAATGACGCATGGCCGTTGACGACCACTATCTTGTAGCAATTGCTCTTGCTCGGCACTTTGCCGATAATTGTCTGTTTATCGCTCATAAGTCTGTTTTCTTAACCCTGTACATAACCCCGTCTATTTCCCTACGTACGAACACTTTGTCCAATGCCACAGAATTGGTCGTCGCATAGATTGTAGCTTCCTCGTATGTGTAAAGCCTTACTTTCTTGTCGAACCTTATCAGGTCTGACACAAGGATGTTCTTGTAGCCGAAGTTGTCAATGAGGTGGTTTACAGCATCTGCAAGCCTCTTTGACGTGAACCTGTTGGCTGCGACACGTTCAGCCAAAATGTTGAAGAACCCGTTCTCCATGTTTGGGAATGCGGTTCTGAGCCTGTACATCGAAACGGCTATGTCGGAAGGTGATGCTTCTTCATCCGTGTACAGGCTTATCGAACGTTCACCCTCCCTGTTCGTTGAAATTAGCCCTTGCGATTCCTTCTGCGACACCTCGCATGAAGTCTTGCCTATCGCATTTGGTATCAATTCGTTTATTCGTGTAGTCATAATTGCCTGATATAACTTTTTCAAAATTGTTAGGTTTGATCAACCAGTCGAAGGTGGCCTTCCAGCCTTTGCTGTTCTGCCCGCACAGGAAAGGGCTATTTCTGGCCTTGCGCACCATTTCCATAAAACATTCCTTCCCGTGGGCTTTCACCCTTGCGTTAACCATCCCTTTGCGTTTGTCGGATAATGGATTCTTTATTGTCCCGAACACGCCTTGCGTCTCCGAATTGAAGAAATCAACAAGAGCGTGGTAGTCGATATTGGATGCGTGAGACGGCCCAGTCTCACATACAATAGGTTCGTTAGAACCTGTTGTAATATTATATTCCTTATCCTCTCCTATTATAGGCTCTGATTGTTCAGTGATTGTTCCGTGATTAATCACTGATTGTTCAGTGATTGTTCCGTGATTAATCACTGATTGTTCAGTGATTGTTCCGTTATCATTGATTATCAGACCTTTAGGTATATTCAAATCATCAGTGTTAGGTCGGTTTATGATTTGGTCTTGCCTGAATGTGGGCGTGTAAATGAACTCTTCGCCGTTGAACTCGATGATTTTTACAACCCCGTTGGCAACGAGTTCGCCAATCCATTTGCCGACCTGCTGCGCCTGAATCTGGTCATAGGGGAAGACCTTGGATTTTAGCCATGTCGCATCCGCTATGCATACGCCCATGTCATCCGAAAACGTCCATATCCCCATATACAATAGGCGTGCGTCCCTGCTCAGCTTGCCTATTTTCCTGTCGTCCCAAAACTTGGGCTTTATTGTCCTTATCCGTGCCATTTCCTCTGCTTTTTTAACCTTGATTACTTGGGATGGGAGACGGTTGGCAGACATATGAATCAGTGCGGTGGACCATAGACGATATGAATCAGTGCGGTGAACCATAGATGCATGAATCAGTGCGGTGGACCATAGACGATATGAATATGGAAGACATATGAATTTGTCCGGTGCAAAGAAGACATGCAAATTTTTTCGGTGCAAAGAAGACATATGAATTTGTCCGGTGCAAAGAAGACATATGAATCCGGTTGTCTCGAACCTGCTAATCTCTTAGATCTCCATTTGCGTCAGAACGCTTCTGCATAGTTGCAGACCCTTGCGCTTGCTGCCACGAACTTCTTGTTGTGTATCCTGCAAAACACCAGCCCGGGGTCTCCGGGAACTGTAACCACGGGAGTGCCATGGCGGCATCCTGAACAGTAATTAAGCTTTACTTTTTTCTTTTCCATCTCGCAATTAATTTGATTGTGGCCGGCGCCGGAATCGAACCGACGCTTGACACCTGTCCGGCCTTTGCTCCGGCTATCCTCACGGACTGCCGGGCTTATTAGCTAAACTATATACTATGGAAAAACTTTATATGTATTCCTTGTTACGTTCCAGTTCCTTTTGTATGGACAGAAGGAACTCTCGTTCGTTGGGTGCGGGAAGGTAGATTCCGGCCTCTGCGGCGCTGTAATCCCTGAACCTTTCTATCGCCAATGTCATTTCTGCCGTGGACAGGCTTGCGGAACTCTTTACGGTCTTTACGATATCCCCCCTCCTGTTCTTGGCTTCAACTACGAACAAGTCCTTGTTGACGAGTTTCTTGAAAATGTCAAGCTTAACCTCGTCAACGCTGTATCCCGTCTCTGCCGCAAACCATCCGAGCAGCAGGTAGAAGTACCTGTTCTGCGGAAGGGACCTATGAGGCATCTTCTTCCTTACTTCCACCACCGCCTTCTCATTGTATAGCTTGTTCACGTATTCCTTGTATTTTGGAATTTCGTACTGGTTGTTTAAATCGAATATCATAATGAGTCACTTTATGTAAAAATCCCTTATCTGTTGGAAAATCATCCCCCTTTCTTTTATGAGCGATATCGCATCCTCGTCCCTGCTTATCCTCACTTTGCAGTATTCCTCATCCCTTATGTCCCTTCCCCAATTCTCCTCATCGTCGTATGAAGTGACGGAGAGGAACACAAGGTTGCAACTGCCAAGCCCGGTGCAAAAAAGCTGCTCCTGCACTTGGAAGTAGTACGCCTTGTGCTTTTTCATGGCAAATTCAACAAGTGCCCCATTGTCGTCCTTGATGGGTTCGACCATGGAAAGGTAATCCAGCAGCGACATCGTTTTAAGCTCGTCGAAGTCGGTTATCTTCCCGTCATCGATGCGGGCGAAGTCAAGGCTGCACTTGAACACGTCCATTTCCTCTGACACCACCTTGCATTGTGAAAGGTAGTTGTCCGGCAACGTGAGCATGTAACGCTCCTCGAGTATGGCGCCCGTCCTCAACGCGTCTATCGGGCTTGCGAAAGCGTTGTGGCAAGGGACCACCCCCGACACGAAGCGTTGCATCAATGCGGCATGGGATTTTGTGCCCTTGCCGCTCATCAACGCAGCCACGTCCCCGCTTCCTATATACATCGTTTCAGTCATGTTCATAGGAGCTTCTTCTTTTGCAGGTTCTTGTATACCGTATCCACCTGTTTTTCCGTCAAGTCTTGGATGGAGCCAATGTTGAAGTAGGAGAGTATGTTCTGGGCGAACTGGACATCGCCCATCATGAAGTTGACGACCTTGTCCCGCTTTTCGTCCTGCGGCATCGCCACCGTCTCTTTCGACTTCTCGGTATCCGGATCCTCACCCGTGGCAATCTTGTAAGCGTTAAGTATGGCGTACTTCCTTGCGTAGGTGGACGCTTTCCCGAGCCCCTTGTCCCCGGGGTCGAGCCCACGCCCGAAACTCTCCACTTCCACGAACTCCGTGGGATCTTCCAAGTTGACTATCCTGAGCGTCATCTTGACGATATCCACGTACTGCACCCCCTCCGAACCGTTGTCCTTCATTGTTTTCACGATGTCCGACCTCACGAGCTCCTGCCTGACGGGTATGCTGACCAGCCCGTATTTCGTTTCCGCCCTTTTTGCTTCGAGCGTCACGTCTATGTCCTGTACGGCCTTGTAGGCGTAAGCGCCTTTGCCTACAGTCATGTTCTTTTCAATGTTCTTGATATCATTGGACACAGCCTGTATCTTCTGATATATGTTCATTTTTTTTTGTCCTTCCATAGCCACGTGTTTTATGATATGCTTGCCAGCCTGCTGGCCTCTTTGATAAGAGTCAGCAGGGATTCAAGTTTCCCCTTGTATTCTATTGCGGACTCCATATTTATCTCGGAGAGCCTCCTCGCAGTCTTGATTTCCTCGATCAATTCCTCACGTGTCATTTGTTCCAAATCTTTCATGACCATAAAATTTAAATGTTAGTAAATAATTTGGCGGGGCAAGGGGAAATCGAACCCCTGTCACGCACCTGCTGCCCCATGTGCGCCATCAGCCCTCACGGGTTAGGTGGCGCAAAAAAATCAACAAAACCTTATATACCTGAAAACTCTTTGTGAGCCGTGCCGGGTTTCGCCCCCGGTTGCCAGCCTCTAAGCTGCCACACGGCCTCGATTAATAAAGCACAACAACTAAACGAAAAAATGGAGGGGATGCCGGACTCGAACCGTACTGCTTTCCTGCCATCCCCTGAAGCAGCCATACCTTCACAGGCGTGGCTGGGAATAAATTAGAATAATTAAAAACGAATATTTAAATCATCAAGTAATAGTCAAGTATGTACTGCCTCGCCTCTTCCTTGCTGTCCGCATTGTATAATGCGCACGCCTCATCCTCGCCCATCTTGTCGAGCGAGGCAAGCTCCTCTTCCTTTTCGGCTTCCTTTTTCTCCTCTTCGGCAAGCCTTAGTTCTTCTTCCTCGTCCGCATATCGCTCGTTGAGGAGAACGTATTGTTTAAGAATGCTGCTTATCATTTTTGAAAAGTTTTAAGTTGTCGGCTGCGAAATACACCATCGCCAAGCCGACGAAGTTGAACACGAAGTAATCCAAATCCTCTGGGTCGTTGAACACCAGCAGGAAGCCAACGACCATCATTGTTATGTTTAACGCCTTTTTCATATGCTTACCTCTTTACGACTATATGTCTTTTTAAAAACCTCTCGATGCTGCCGAGCTCGTACCAAATCATGTTCTTACGGCGTGCGAAGGTGAACTCTGCGTTTTCCCTTAGCTTGTTAAGGTAGTCCTCGCTGCACCCGAGGAAACTCATAGCCTCGTCCTTGCTGAGCCACGTCTTTTTGACAGGCTCTACTTTGCCTACAATACGTGTTGCCATATCGTCCTCCTTTTGTTTGATGTTAATTGCGGATGCCCGGGAATCGAACCCGGCTCGTTTTGTCCCTGCTACCATTACAGGCTTAGACATCCATTTTTGTGCCGCCTATCCTCACGGACGGGAGGCACTGAAAGATGTGAGTTTAAAAACCAACTATATTTATGGAAAAAATATTGTACTGCACCCGGACTCGAACCGGGATCCCGCTCGCTTGCGGTGCTCTGATGTTGAGCTATGCAGCCGGCTCGCCTGTCCTCCCGGACGTGCTTGCCGATAGCTGTTGCTTTGATACACACAAAAAAGCACCTTACAAAAAACTAAACTTGACTGAAACACTAATGAATCTCGTTTTTGGGGAACAAGTCCTCAATTTTAATCCCTAACTTGTCCGATATCAGCTCCTTTTTGAGCTGGTCGGGCGTCCTGCGCTGGTACAACCAGTGGCGGACGGTTATCGTCTTGACCCGGCACATGTCCGCAAGCTCCTTGATAAATTCGGTCTTCGGGGCTTTGACCACCCGCTCGGGCAAGTTGTCGTAATATTCTTTTAATGTCATATTTTAAATATTTAATTTAGTCCCCGCCCCGGTCTCGCTCCGGGATGAAAGGCATGGTTACCTTTTGCGGGTTGTTAAGGAGTTGGCTGTTGCCTAAGGCAACACATATGTTAAAGCAATTAATTGTTGATTAGATCTATATCTATCACGTCCAAAAGGTTGCCAGTTAGCATACTGTTTACTATAAGGCTTGCAACCTTTACTCCGTTGTCCTCCATCCATTTTTTAGCCCTGTTGATACCAGATTGCTTGCTGCTACTATCTGGTATCGCTGCGCCTAAATCATTTCCGGAGTTATCTTCCAATTCAAACCAATAACGTTTCATCTTATTCCATTTTTTACTTATATTTGCCGCAATAGTTTAATTGCTACAAGTGATTTAATTATTTATCACACTGCAAATATATAGTACTTTTTTGAGCTAATCAAATTTTTAAAGCATAAATATGTGCTCTATTAACATTATTTAAGGTAAAAGCCCCTGAAACAGATTGCGCAGCCCATATCCTCGCAAAAGAATGTCGCCTTGTGGATTTGCGGACGGGGCATCTTTTTGTCGCCCCTCTCCATAATCCCCCTCCTGTTATTTCATGATTCTGTATCTCCTTAACCCGTGATAGATGACAACGAACACGGCCACGGCAAGCAACCCGATAGCCTTGCCTCCGTAGTCCATCTTTGCCTGTTCCCATTTGCCCAATTCCCTCTCGACAGGGTAGGGCACGGCGACCGAATCCGTCTTGTTGATATACACCGTGTCCGTCTTGCTGTATCGCTCCCCCACGTATTTGTATATCACCACCCTTACCGTGTCCCGTGTCTTGTCTATATACACGCTGTCCTTGATTGTCAAAGCGGACGTGACATTGCGGTAGATAAAAACGCTGTCGGTGCGGACGCTCTCCACGGGCACGTACTGCACCCTCGTGCATCCTGCCAGCAACGGCAACAGCATGGGCAAAAACAACCACAACCTTGTCATGACGGGCACTCGTTTACCAGGATCCAACCGTCAACCACCTCGTGCATGTCCGCCTCGACACCGTTTTCTATGTAAGACATGGCCGCCACCATCCTTATCAAGTCCTCCTTGTCCACCGTCCTCAGCTCCTTGTCCGGGTCGATGGCAGCACGCTGTGCGACCGTGTTGACGTACGCCTCCGTATGGTTTTCCGTGGCGGGGGCGAACCGTGCAATCATGCCCCTCACGGTGTTGACGTGGTAGCGTGTGATATAGGTCAGCAGCACACGGAATGCGGCACGGTAGCCGTATGCGTTGCGCTCGAACTCCTTGAAAGCCTTGTCGGAGGAGGGCTGAACCTCCCCGAGGAACTTGTCCGTGCTGATACGGATGTTGCATGGGTTGCACAACCGCAGCCCCCTTGGTAATTTCTTATTTGGTATCATTGTTGTTTTTATTTAAAAAGTCCGCCAATTTCTCCACTATCTCGTCCGGGTTCGTACGGTGCTTGGCTATCTCAGCCGCAAGCATGGTGACCTGCCGCAACTCCCGCTTCTCCTTGTCCTCCGCTTTTTCGTAGATGCTTTTGACCTCTATAGCAGCCACACCCATCGCCCCCAACAGGGTGACGACAGGGAAAACCGGTATGCCCCACCCGTAGAACTCCTGCAAATACCAGATGCTCGCCATCTGCATTGCGTCCACCACCACCAACGCCAGCAGCGCATTGTAGTAGCGGGCTATCTTCCGCACCGTCCTTTGCCAACCGTCCGACACTATCCGCTCGCCCCTCTGCTTGGCTTTCCTCGTCCCCGCCCAAAAGTCGAAAGCGATGAAAAACAGTGGGGTTATCAGGATAAAAAACAGTATGGATGTCACCACGAAAAACTTGCCCGTGAATTGTATGTCTTCCATCTCCGCCCTCCTTGTTTAACCTCCTTGAACTCAAACACCAATTTCCCGTCCTCCGTCCGCATCGTCAACAGGCGTGTCCCACTCCTGGATATGGCAGTTGGGCAGGTCGTTGTAGTGAAACGTGGACGCACCCTCCGGTGCTTCGATTTCGCAGACTGGCTTGTACCCTGCGGCAAGCAGTTCACGTTCCGAGCGTTGCCCGTGCACTTCCCTTCCTTTCTCCACTTCCGTTATTTCCAGCTCCCCGTCCTCTCTTCTTTTCCCTAACTTCATAGTTCAAATGTTTAAATGGTTTAACAAATGTGTTCACTGAGTATAAAGATACGTAATCTTCCTTATATTTTCGCTTTAACCTGCATATTAATTTGCCGTTTTTGCCCGCTCTCTTTTTTTTGTTTTGGTTTCCTGCCCGTGCGTCCGCACGGACGGAGGACGGCAAAGCCGTCATAAAGCGGAGGCGAGCGCAACGTAATTCACGGACAACACACCGCTCGTGCCTATGGCTCCATAAGAAGTACTTATGCTATACGCATTCAACAAGTTGATACGCATAACCGACCAAGTCCAATTGGATAGTATTGTCGGTATGTCACTCCTCCCCTCCTTGGTGCGAAGGTACGAAATTAATCCGGATATTATGCTCTTGTTTGTCCAATACGGATATAAAATCTTCTCGTTCGGTATAAAAACAACGGCATTGTATATCCGGAAAAACGAAATGTATATATCCGGAAAAACGAAATGTGATATTTTATGCAAAAACGAAATGTGCATAAAATAAAAGAGAAATAACATTTAAGCACTGTTTGAAACGGCGT